ACCAAATGAAGCAAAATGGTGTAAGAAACCAGTACAGCGTCATATATTAGATCTGAATGAAGCAGAAGACGAAACGGTGTAAAATTTATAAACTTAGTAAAATTATCATTTATTAGTGAATACCTAATAAATAATTATTGTGGTTTGATTTGTGTGTACTTTTTAGATCCCGCTGCATGTCGAAGTGTGGGCATAGGTTCACTTTTACTACCGGGATAAATCTTCTTTTTCCAATCCTGACCAGTTGCTTTCTCAGACATGGCATAAATATCACCACCATATACATCGAATTTCATATTTTCCCCAACAGGTCTACTCTTAATGTACCATTGCCAATGAATAGGCATTTTACTTCTCTCATCTCCGTATTTACCTTCTCCTAGTCTCCACGCAACTACCTTGCGTCTTTCAGAATCTCCATGGTAACCAATGCCTGTTTTGCTTTTGTTAAAATACTTATTACCCTCGGCCTGTAGTTTTTTAGCCTTGGGTCCAAAGTACTCTGGTAATTTTTTCATTACTGTCTCAAAATATGGCACTTGCGAATAAGCAACAATTCTACCTTTACCTTTCGCATAATCCGGTTCTTGAGCTGTCTTGGAAAAACATAAATTATGTCGCGCGTGCTTATTTAAAACCTTTTTACGTCGACTGTCGTAAAATTTTTTATCCCAGTCTAACTCTACAAGTCTGTTAAAGAAATTATTGGACTTACCCTTACCTATTAGAGCTTCTAAACCGTTTCTAACTATCAAGATGCTCGCTGGTTCGGCTCTTGGAGTATTTCCATCAACTAAAACACCAGCGAGTCCGGAATTAAGGTCGTGAAGTTCAACTTTGTATCCCTTGTTTTTAAATTTTTCCGCGGCTGTTTCTAAATCACTTCTAGTAAAACCCTGACCCTTAGAAACTAAATGACCTATTTGTTGATTTCCAACATGATTTTCAGCCACATCTCCGCATGTTATAGTTATAATAGGTTCCTTATCAGCCGCTTTTTTCAATGATTTTACCTTTGGTGATCTAGACCTTCTCACTTTTGGTGATCTAGACCTTCTCACTTTTGGTGATCTAGACCTATACAAAGCTATAGCGGTCTCCAATTCTTTCTTTTTCATTTTTGAACGCCCGCTTATATTTAGACCCTTGGCTATTTCATATAATTGTTTGACAGTTGGCATTTTTATATATTCGTAATACTTTTAAAAATCAATATAATAAATGTTAATCAGTGGGCTACAAGCAACAAGTGTATGGAAAGCATTTTTCCTGGGATCTCTTATTTTAGCATTAGTGTCAGTCGGGGCAGTTGAAGCTAGAGAATATGTTCAAAATGAGGGTTGGTTTGAAAATAAACATGAAATTATTAAAGCGTTAGGAACTTTTTTAGTAAGTTTTTTCGTCGGAATATTCTGCTATCTGTTAATGTATGCTTTGTTCGGATACGGTGGTGGTATGTTGATTTCTTCGGGAAAATAAAAATCAAGATTTTTTTATAAATAAAGATGAGACAAATCTATCAAGGAGATCCTAATCTACCATCTAACTTTCAAATGAACCCTGAAAAAGTGCCAATAGGTGATTTTCCTATCAATCGAAAACTTCCTATCGCAGATTTTAGTCAGGTTTGTTACAATGCCGCAGCTGAATTTGTTAACGGATTCGATCCCGATTGCGTTAGAAATTCTGACGCTGGAAAATACTGTAAACAAACCGTAAATAATTTAATTTTAGACATTGGTAAAAATCCTTGTCAAGTTAACATTCCGGTTCCTGTTATAAATCTACAACCCAAGTTTTTCCAAACAGCGTTACGGCAACACAAAAACCCTGAAAAAGCATTAAATCATTGTTTGATACACGCTGAAAATTTTAACGCGAAAGGTGGTGATTACAATCCTGATTGGTGCCACGCGGCTTACACAATTTATAAAAAAGTGTATGAAAAACCAGAACAAACGGAGTATTTTGAAGAACCAGTTGAAAGTGTTGTTGAGGCTCCTGCACCCACCCCTGTTCCTGCACCTAGTCCTTCTCCTTCAAGTAATGAAGGCGCAAATTGTTGGGTTGTGGGTATTGTTAGCGGTTTAATAGTAATAAGTTTTATAGTACTATTAGTAATGGTTATACAAAATCTCACAACAGTGAAAATTAAAAATTAGAATTCAAAATCATCTTCAATAGCCCAATCTTCCTGGTTTTTAGCTGTAGACACTGAACTGTGTTGATATTCACTAACTCTTTTTTCGAAAAAGTTAGTCTTTCCGTCCAAGAGCGTGGCGTTCATAAACTCAAACGGATTTGCTGTGTTATACATTTTTTCAAAACCGAGCTGGCTCAGGAGTCTGTCCGCAACAAATTCAATATAATCGCTCATCAAATCACTATTCATACCAATTAATCGACAGGGTAAACTCTCGCATATAAACTCTTTCTCAATGGCAACGGCTTCTGTGAATATCTCATAAGCTCGCTCCTGTCCCACTTTGTTATTAAGTAGCTTATACATCTTGACAGCAAAGTCGGTATGAAGCCCCTCATCCCTTGCTATCAATTCATTGCTAGTAGCTAAGGCGTTTACCATCTTACCCCTGTTCTTTAGCCAAAAAATAGCACAGAAACTACCGCTAAAAAATACTCCCTCGACAACTGCGAATGCAATAAGCCTTTCTTCGAAAAATCCTTTTTTAATCCATTTTTGCGCCCATTGGGCTTTTTTTGCTACACACGGAATGTTGTCAATTGCGTTAAATAACTCAGCTTTACGACCAGGGTCCTTGATATACGTATCGATCAACAGAGAATAAACCAATCCATGTACATTTTCTATCATGGCCTGAAAAGAATAGAAATTTCTAGCTTCGGAAGCCTGTACTTCTGTTACGAAATTAGTCAGCAAATTTTCTAAAACTATCCCATCGGCACCGGCGAAAAAGGCTAAGACATGCTCGACAAACATTTTTTCATCTTTTGTTAGTTTTTCAAAATCATCCACGTCGGCTTGGTAGTCTATTTCTTCGGCAGTCCAAAACATGCTCTCGTGCTCTTTGTAAGCTTGCTGCAGGGTTGGGTATCTAATGGGAAGCTGTGTGAATCTTGTATTATCCTGTTCAAGAAGTGGCTCTTTTTGTCTGTTAAGTGTCATTTTTATTAGGAAATGATTTTAAATATAAATCATTTTCAATAAAATGGCATTAAAGAGAATTCAAAAAGAACTCCAATTATTACACGATGATGAGAAGGATATGCCTGGATTTAGCGCGGGACCAATCGGTGATAATATGTTTAAATGGGAAGGAATTATAGTCGGGCCTTCTGGCACACCGTATCACGGTGGGATGTTTAAACTTAATATAGAATTTCCAAAGGATTATCCGTATAAAGGTCCAAAAGTGACATTTGACACTCCAATCTATCACTGCAATATTAACAGAGCTGGTCAAATATGTCTAGATATTTTAAAAGATAAATGGAGCCCGGTTTTGACAATAGGCAAAGTGCTTTTGTCTATTTGTTCTTTGCTAAGTGACCCAAATCCAGATGACCCACTAACTCCCGCAATAGCCGAACAGTTTACCAATGACCGGGAGAAACATGATCAGACAGCTCGTGAATTCACCGAACGCTACGCGGTAGAATAAAAAATGTATCTTCTTATGAATATACATTATAAAAAATCACCAATAGTGATTGAACTTTCTCTTTTACTCTTCAGAATCTTTTTAATATCCTTATAAGACAATGTTTCATCGGAGAGTAATTTATTAGCTATCTTTTCAAGATACTTACGGTGCTGTTTTAAGATATTCAGGACAACACCTTCGATTTCGTAAGTCAACTCTTGACATTTATTTTGAAAATCTTCAGAATCATCTGATAATCGATGTGGTAAGAAAACACCCGCGTTGTTCATACCCCAATGATTAAAGTATTTTCTAGCTAAATCGGAAATTTTTTCAATATCGTCACTTGCGCCGCTGGAAACTTGATCATATATTATTATTTCTGCACATCTACCTCCAAGTAATACAGCTATTTTAGACAACACCTCATTTTTCGTATGCAAATACTTAAGAACCGGTTTGGGTTGGCTGAATCCCAGCGCATTTTCACCTCTGGGGATGACGCTTACCTTGACAGGAGCATTTGATCCTTCCAATACAAATCCCAATAGAGCATGACCCGCCTCGTGATAGCATATTCTTTTCTTTTCTTCGGGACTCACCAAGCGTTCACGTTTTTCTTTACCGATCATGACCTCATCTAGAGCTTCTTGTAGACAATTATCTGATATTTTATTGTCATCATTTTGTATAGCAATAATTTTGGACTGATTTATCACATTAGCTATATCAGCGCCTGACAATCCAGCTGAACGTTCTGATAAACTTTCATAGTCTAAATCATCTGTATTTGTGTTTCCAATCATCTTTTCAAACATCAGCTTACGCTCCTTGATGTTTGGCAAATCAAAGTAAACTTTTTTATCAAACCTTCCCGACCTTAATAATGCTGGATCTAAGGTCTTTACTAAATTTGTAGCAGCAAATATAATAATATTGTCATCGCGAGAAAAGCCGTCCATCTCTGTCAGTAATTGATTAACGGTCGTGGCTCTTTCACTATTGTTATCAAAATCTCTAGCGCGTCCCACAGCGTCTATTTCGTCTATGAAAACAATACAAGAATCTTTTGATCGTACTCTTTCAAAAAGATTTCTGATCCTTGCTGCTCCAACACCCACGTATTTTTCAATAAACTCTGAACCGGATGCTGAGATTATTGGTATTTCCAGATCATTTGCAAGAGCTCTAACTAACATTGTTTTGCCAGTCCCCGGACTTCCTACTAAAAGTACTCCTTTAGGAACTTTCACATCCCATTCTTTATAATCTTCCTTATTTTTTATAAAGTTCATGTAATACTTAATTTCTTTTTTCACGTCTTCCAGTCCAATAATATCGTCCAGACCTTCTTCTGTGTTTGTTAAGTGAGATTTTCTATTTTTAGAGCATTTACCTAGAAAATTTAATGCCGTAATGAAAAGATAACCATAAATTATAAATGAAAACACATCTTGTTTTGGTGGTGGTGGTTGACTCTGTGTTTGTCCCATTTATTACAGATATATTCATAATAGAAAATATCTGTTATTATATTAATTTAAGAACCACAAGACAAGCATTCTTCTTCTTCCTTAAATCGTTGCTCCTTTGAGGGGTCCATTGTGAATCTTTGGGAATTTCTAGCCGGTTTAGAACGAATGTAATACGAACCTGTTTTGAGACCTTGTTTCCATCCATACATATGAGCATTTGTTAGTTTCTTGAAATTTATTTGCTCAAACCATAGATTGAGACTTTGGCTTTGGCAGATGAAACGCCCCCTGTCTGCCGCCATATCAATACAGTCTTTTTGTGAAATCTCCCAAACAGTTTTATATACATCCTTTAGATGTTTGGGGAAATTGGGGATGTTTTGCACCGAACCACGATTATACAACAGCCTATCTCTAATTTCTTCATTCCACATATCAAGTGCAATAAGATCTTCCATGAGATGAGAGTTTACGACTGTAAATTCTCCCGCCATCGTTCTCCTCGCGTATACATTAGAAGTGTATGGTTCAATACATTCGTTATTTCCCATAATTTGAGACGTCGATGCTGTAGGCATAACAGCGGTAAGTAAGCTATTTCTAACACCGTGTTCAATAACATCTTTCCTTAAATTTTCCCAGTCCCACAGTGGAATATCCTTATCATTTATGTCAGTGAACGAATAAGAATGACTTGACTCGCTTATTTTGTGAGTTTCCCATAGATCAAACTGAAATTTACCCTGTGAAAGAGGACTGTTTTGCATCGAGCTATACGCACCATCTACTTTAGCCAAATCACATGAAGTTTTCATAGCACTGTAGTAAATTGTTTCAAATATTTTTGAATTAAGATCCTTTGCTTCAGGAGATGCGAATGGTAATCTAAGTCTAATAAACAAATCAGCCAGTCCCTGAACACCAATACCAATGGGTCGGTGACGCATATTAGATCTACGCGTTGATTCAATCGGGTAAAAGTTCTTGTCAATAATTTTATTTAGATTTATCGTTGTGGACTTTGCCATTTCTGCTAATTTTCCAAAATCCACAACAGGTTTTATCAAATCCCAA